CACGAATCGACCACCCCGAACGGGCCGCGGGCAAGTCAATGCGGTGCGAGCGCGCATATCGTTGCGTCGTCTTTCCATCGAACGCGGTGGTAAGCGCCGTCTGGTATGCGCCGCCATCGGTACTGAGTTCAACGCGGTAGTCCACGCGATAGCCGGTGATATCCCCGTTTGAGGTATTGGCCTGCGATAGTCCGTTCACCGCCAGGGTCAGCCGAATCGCAGACAACTGCGTATTTGTGAACGAGCGTACCCACGGCGTGGTTAGCGTCAGTTCAACATTCACGGCGGTTGTGATTTCGGAGGCCGGAAATCCGGGCAGCGGATCTTGCGTCTGCGTACCCGTGCGAAAGTCGATAGCCACGTTCTGAACGTTCAGCGTGCCGTCTTCGTTTGCGACCGGCGTCCCGTCCAGGTAGGTGTCCCGCCCCGCGCCACTTGCGCCGTGCGTAGGCCCATACGCTTCGCCTTCGGTGATCAGGTCAATGATGCGGGCGTATGCGGTGCTATGAAGACTGTCCGGCGACTCTCTTGGACTGCGCCCCCCACCCCCGCTTTTGCCGCCGCCAAAGCCGATCACCGGAAGATTGCGCCCGCGCACCGCTCCAGAAACAACAAGGGCGCCCGAAGGCGCCCTGTTGGCTCGATAGTGTGGCAGCGTCATACCTGATCCTCCGCGAATATCCCCGCCGAGATCACGGCGCTCCCAACGATCATGCGGCCATACAGCAGCGGAACCGGGTTCCCCTGCGCGCTCGTGTTGACAGCACCATTGAAGTTGTACGAAGCCCCGTTTTCGGGGCTATCTTGAGAACTCAATCCAAGTTGCTGGGGGGAAAGAAGCTGAATCACGCCGCCGAGCGCGATGGCCGCACCCATCTGCATCAACCAAGGCTGCCAGGTGATGGCACCGACAACCAACATCGCGGCACCAAGCACCGTCTGGAACAGTCCCGCTTGCTTCGAGCCTGCAAGAACTGGAGCAATGCGAATGCTGTCGCTGCCCACCGGCTGGCGCATTTCATCCTCACCGATATTTCGCTTACCAATGAAGCAGGCATACCGCACGCCGTGCGCCTCGCTATCGGCCAGCGCTCGTTCAAAACCCGGCACCAGCACGCAGAGCGCCCGTATGGCTTCTGCCGTACTGTTCACCGCCAGCATATAGATGCGCCCGAAGCGCGCGCCTAGCCGGCCGTATAAGCGAACCTCTCGCAATTTTTCGTTCACACAGCCCCCTTGTATCGCAGCACCAGCCGCGTTGCCTCGCGCCAGTAGCCGCCGTACACCACTCGTTCCGAATCGCGCCCATACAGGTGATGGAGCATGGCGTCCGGCACGGGGAACAGATCGGGTTCCTCCTTCAGCGCCTGCGCGCCAATGAACACGCCCGCATGATTCGCGCGGTCTGATCGGATTTGCATCAGCACCACATCGCCCGCCGCAATCGACTCGCTACTGGTCAGCGGTCGGAATCCCGCCTCCGCGTAGTGATCCATGTACAGATCGCCGCTCTTACCCGCTTCCCACCATCCATCAGCACGGTGGAAATCCCGCAACGCTATGCCGCGCTCTCGCGCGTACCAATCGCGCACCAAGCTGTAGCAGTCCAGCACGCCATGCGCGAACGGGCGGCCCAGCAGCGGCGCGGCGTAGCCCTCCGGCGCGAAGCTCACCAGCTCGCCGGCCACCACCGCCCCGGCCTCATCCTTCGCCACCGCAACGATGAACCAAGGTAGGCCCGACGCCTCGCACGCAACGCGGTCGGCTTCGCTGGGCGCTGCTGGCACGTCGGGATGCGAGTGAATGACGGCGGTGATGCGGCCGGCCTCTTCTGCCGCCGCGTAGTCCTCTGGATCAAGGATGAAATGGTCCGTGCCTTCGGCCATATTGCGGCACGGCCGGTAGCTTTCGCGGCGGTCCCGCAGCACCACCAGCCCGCAGCACTCGCGCGGGTACTCCGCCACCGCGTGCGCCCGGATGGCGGTCATAGTTTTCTTACGCATGTTTATCCCCGAATGCGGTCCGCTGAAGGGAACCCGCCGAAATTGATCACTTCGTATTCGCCGAACCGCTTCTTGCAGTCGGACAGCAGCCCCGAACATCGATCCAGAGCAGGATCGGAAACTGGGTTTCCGTTGACGTCGAACATCCGCGACCCGGTGTAGCCGCAGTAGGAGCCGCGATAGCCACCTCTCGTCAGCCAACCGCACACGCCTGCAATGATTTGCCGACCTGGCAGCATCTGTCCGTTGAAGTCCAGCGCGCTCGAAAGCTCGAAATCAACAACCTCGGGAACGTCGCCCGTCTTCTGCTCGATGATCCAGATTTCAGGCGGCATTTCTTCGTCGGGCGAAGCCGTTGGATTGCCCTCCGGAAAATTGCGGGCGTCCAGATACTTCCCCAGCGTTCGACGCACGACGATCCGCGCGTCCACCAGGTCATCCAAAGCGATGCACAGCGACGAAATGACACCCGCGATAGGGTTGCCATCAGCATCCTGACCGATGTTGCCTACAGACAGCGCAGGCGTGGGCTGCTGCCCTTCCCCAACCTGCTCGAAGCCATCGGCCTTGATAGCCCAAGGCTCGTACTGATTACCCTGCCACCAAATAGGCCCCACCTGCGTGTATCCATGGAAGCGTTGAAGCGTGCCACCAATGCCAGTAGCGTCCAGCTCAAACAGGTCGACCATCTTCCCGACCTCCAGCTTTTGGACGTCTGCATAAATTCCCATGACGTCCCCTTAAGCCTGGATGCTTGCGGCCAGGATGAACAGCGCATCAATCTGCGCCGCCGTAAGGCCCAGCATGCCCGCGATTGCAGCGAGCATTTCGCTATCGCGCCGGAACTCCTGCAAGTCGTCCCAGGCCCGGCGATACATGGCCGGCGTGTCAGGATCTGCGAGGACTTCCTCGGCAGCTTCGAACAGTGTGGTGTCGCCGTGCGGCGTTTGCCACATGGCCTCGCGGCCTTGGAAGCGGCTGACGACCTGCGGCATGGGCGGGGGAGGCTCCGGAGCGTCGTCTACCCAATGGGTGAAGTTGAGCTCGGGCTGCGGGAAACTGGAGTGGCCGGTCTGTTCGCCAGTAGGGTCCACGTAAGGCATGATTCAATCCTCGAACAAGTCGATGTAGCCAAGAACTTTGACTGTGGCAGAAACGGGGGCAGGCCCTACTAGAAAAGAGACGATGGGGTTCGCAACGGCCGCCATGGGGCATTCCCACCAGTTGATGCTATTACCCGTCGGACTCGCCGCTAAGACATACTGATACGCGCTGGTGCGGCTGTTGTTTTGAAAGCGCTGCAACAGCCCGCCACTACCGCTGGGCGTTGCGATAAATCCCGAGAGTTTCACAATGTGCGCGACATTGGGCGGCGTGTAGGTGGACGGGGAATAGGCCCCATTAGCAATCAAAGACCCGCTGCTCCACAGATCAAAAGACGTGTCTAGCCAGAACTGGTTCCCATATTGCACATACGCCCACAGCTGGTTATTCGCATCTGTGATGCACTGACCAACCCGGCGATAGTACGAATGGGTGGAGGGGCGATTCGCGCAGTTGAACGTGGTGTCGAAAGCCACGCACACCGCCCCATCGCTGTCTCGCCGGAGCAGGAAAATGTAGTACCAGGTGTTGGCTGCGCGTGCCCCCGTAAGCAAGCCATTACCGGTCGCACCGTGCGCAAACGCGCCGCTCGTCTGAACGGTTCGGGTGTTAGCTGCGGACAGCAGCAAGCACGTCTCGCCGCCAGCCGACGCGCACATACCGGGGTAGACAGTGAGCGTGGTGGCGCTGGCCCATTCGGTTTTCAGACCCTGACGGTGCGTGGGTGTCGGAGGTGCCCACACGTAGGCGCTGCGGGCAGCGTCCCAGCGATAAGTACCCTGGCCGTCAACATAGATGTCGCCCATGTTGCTGGTGGGCATCCAGGCAGCGCTGTTGAAAGCTGACGTGACTTTCCACGGTTGCCAGACACCTGTGGATGTGTTGCCGAATCGAGCAAACTTCAGCGGCTTACCTCCAGTCACCAGCAATGTCAGTTCTTGCGAAACAGTCGTCGCCGCATGCCAAAAAACTTGCATGTAACCGGCGGCCGAATACCCCGGAAAGTTCGCGCCGCCAGCGACCGCCGCTGCCGTCCAGGTGTAGAACGTGTTATCCGCAGTCAGTGTGTTGGCGTCCGTCGCCACGTTCAAGAGCGCGTGGGTCACTCCCATGTCGGTAGTCAGCACCTGCTGCCACGGAGACCAGGAAGTATTGATGGCGAAGCGCCAATACTGGCGGGGGCCGGCCGCAGCGGATACCGCAGATGTAGCCGCTACGGTGAAAACCTGCTTCGTCTGCCCAGCTGCGCCTGTACCAATGACTTCTAGCATGCCTCCAAGGGCAACCGGATAATTCGTACCCGCCGCAGCTCCCGCTGTGCTTGCCTGGCGGTACGCTCCCGGCGTCTGGTAGGAGTTCAAATCATGCGCGGTCGCCGGCAGCGTGGTGGCCAAAGCCGACATTTCGTAAGCGGTGCCGTTCCAACGGTGCCAGCCCACGCCGTCAACGTAGACGTCGCCGCAGTCGGCGGTAGGCAGCCAGCCTACGGAGCCCACGGCGCCGATCATCGTCCAGGGTTCCCACGCGCCGCCGGGGATGCCATATCGGAAAAAGATTCGCGGCTTACGAATACCGCTGACAGGGAAAGTGACCCACTGATAGACGCGGTTCGCCGACTGGCGACGAACCTCCACAGAGCCGCCAATGATGTTGCTAGTGGGGGGCCAGTTAGAGCCGCTGGTCACCACCGTCGAGCTGTCCAACGTGTAATACGTGTTGTCGGCGATCAGGGTGTTGCAGTCCGTCGCAGCTGTCAGATAGACGTGCGTCATCGCATCGTCATAGCGCGCCAGTTGTTGCCACGTGCCCCAGGTGCCGCCGCCCGTGCCAAAGCGCACGCGTTTGTGCGTCCTCGACACGCCCCCAGTTCCGTTGCGCGTGGTGTAGGTTTGCGTGATTTGGGAATTACCGGCCGCCGCTACTTCCACCAGCAGCGTGCCTGCCAATTGCTCCGGCCAATTCAGGGCCGCCGTGGCCTGCGCGTCCGAATTCGTGTAGTAGACGCCGGGGCTGGTCAGCGTGTTGACGTCTGTACCCGTGACCACAGCGAACGACAACGGGAATTGCGTGACCGGCGCGCGGCCGTCCGCACCCAGGCCGCCTACGCCATTTGCTGCGCCGATCATGCTGGCGTCTACCAGGCGCACCCACGCCGACCATGCGGTGGATACCAGCGACCGCGTGAAGGTCTGCCCGGAATTCGCAGCGAAGTACAGCTGGGTGCAGGACGTCGCTACCGGGCCACCTGGATACCCTGCCGAAAAAACGATCAGGGAGCCAGATTGTCCGATAGGGAAGTTTGTACCGCCAGCCGCCGTAGCCGAGGACCCAATGATCCACATGCCGCGCTGCGTGTACGTGTTCAAGTCCTGGGCGGCCGCCATAACCCCCTGGTACGAAAGGGCGGTGGACGTGTCGGAAATTTCCTTCCATGCTGACCACAGCGCCGCAGTTTGGCGCACGCGCCAAAACCGCTGCATGGACGCCAGCACGTTGGTGCGCGTGGTGTAGACCTGCAAGACCGGCGTTCCCGTGGCCACGACTTCCAGGAAGCCCACGTTAAGCACCGGGTAGTTGGCTCCCGCCGTGGCGCCTGCAACCGTCGTTTGGTAGAACGTCCCCGGCGTGACGTACGTATTCAGGTCGTGCGCGGTCGTGGGCAGCGCCGCCGAATACACGATCGGCGCTTGCGCTGCCAGCAATCGACCGTCCGCGCCGAGCGAGGCATAGCCATTGGCTTGCCCCTTCCCGTCGAGCACGCCTTGAATTGCGGTGTTCAGCGCCGAGAAATTCAAATTCACCTTCTGCATCGCATTGCGCAGAGGGTCGCCCTTCTTATCGTTGGGGGCCAAGCCAACGTTGATAGTTTCGAGTGTCGGCATAGTCTTCAGGGAATGAACTTTTGTTTGAACGTCACGGACAACGTGAACCAGCCGCCACCCAGGGGTACAGGCTGATATCCGTCGTCCATGAGAAACACAGCCTGCTTGCCCAGCGGCGGGGTCCAGAGGAACCCTTTCCAGCCGCCGTGACGATCCAGAAAGTCTTTGATCGGCAATACCTCGGCCTCAGTGCCGAAGAACTCCAAGGGCCATTTCTCGCTGCGCGAATTGATTCCGTCCTCCGCAACTTGCGCGTACCCGTCACCAAACTGCGCGGTAAGCGTGCGAAAGCTGACGCTGCCCTGCGGATTTCTCCGAGGGCACCAGGTGAAAATTTCCATGTCTATGACCTGCCGTTGCGTGAATTCCAGGCGGCTCCGCCCTGCTGGTAAGACCGCTTTATCTTCACGTCCACGCGGGCATCCACGAACTCGCCAATTTCCTTGCCAAACTGCTCCCAGCCTGGCGTGGTCTCCGAGCGCGTTTGCTCGCCGCCTTGAACGTAAATGGTCACTTGCACCGGGCCGCTCGAAGCATTGCCTGCGCCGCCGATAGCGGTATTCGGAATCTGCGCTCGCACGCCTAAGCTTCCGTCCGCCGCTCGCTTCAGAGGGAGAATTGCCTCTGGGCCGGCTTCGCCAAAAACACCCGCGCCCTTAGCGAAGGCAAACACCTGCGGGGTGTCGTAAATCCCGCCCGAGTAGGCGGAAAGGCTGGGTGACGTGTAGACGTTCCCTTTTGCGTTCGCCACACCCCAGCCGTTGGATGAAATCAGCGATCCGATACCGTCCCCACCCGCGGCCTGGACACTGCTGGCCATGGCTTCAGTACCCGCCGCAGCACCGGAAGCTGCACCAAACAGCGATCCCGCAATGCTCGTGACTAGCCCGAGCATTGCTTGGCGCGCTGCGATCTTCGCCATATCGGCAAGAATGCTCTTGGTGAAGTCCCCGAAATTCGCCTTCCCGGTGGTCACGAACGACGCAACTGCGTTCTCCATGCCCGTGAAAAGCGAAGAGAAAACCTGGTGCGACTGCGCCATCAGGTTGGCCGAACCGTCGACCCACTCGTTTACCGCGAGCAGCGCGCCATTCTTCCAGTCCCCCTGCATGGCGACACGTTGCTGCATGTACTCGCGCTCGCGCTGCACCTGCGCTTGCATAGCCGTATCGATCTGCGCAATGCCTTGTCGGTACTGCTCGGAATCCAACGCGCCCGCCCCACCCTCGCGGAGCATCTTGTCGGTGAAGCCGTCCTGAATGCGTCTGAAGCGATCCTGCGCCTGATTGACCGAGTCGGCCAACGCTCGATCATTGCTCCCCAACGTCAGCGCGTTCATTTGCCGGCTGACCTGCAAATCGCGCGTCTCGCGGTAGTTGGCAATGTCCAACTGCGTCGCCCGCAACGCCCCGCGGATCTTGGCCTGGTACTTCTCGATGTCGGTCGCTTCCTGCTGCTGCGACCGCGCAATCTGCGCCTCCAGTTCCTGCACGCGGCCGAGATATCGCTCGCGCTCGGCCAGTTGCTTCTTGCCGCCAGCTAAGTCCGCCTGCTGGCGAACGATCGCCAGTTCATCGGCCAGCGCAGCACGCTGCGCAGCAGCTCGCTTGCGG